CAGTTTATTAGCGATGGTATTACGTCTTTTTCTAAGATCTTTTATGAAGTTATCAAAGAACCCTTCGTTATTAAAGCATTTGTCCAGAGCTTCCTTATTTTCCTTATAGAAGTCTTGAAATATATTTCTACCAAAGTCTTTAATTTGATCAATTACGTTCCATCCTTGATTATCTTCAATGTTTCTATCAATATAGTCACTAATCCATATAAGTACATCTTTTCCTTCCTCAAGGTCATTAACAAGATTATCAACAGCTTGAGCTTCTACTTGAGTATCATTGAGATCAATGCGCAGGTTAGCTGTAAGATTAAGTTCACGTGCAAGATTACGTAAAATCGCTTGAAAAAAAGCATCAATTGTTAATACACGGAAGTAGTTATAATGATGCGTAAGTAATGATAATGCTTCGGCTGCATTTTCACGAATAGTAATCTCTGGTAAATCGGTCTTTGTTTGGACTTGTTCAAAGTAAGGCTGTGATTCCTTTAGAGAATGGGCAATACCATAAAGCTGTGTAAGAATACGCATCTTCATTTCTTGTGTAGCTTTATTGGTAAAGGTAACAGCTAGTATACGACTATAATCCTGGGGATTCTTAACTACAAGTGTAATGTATTCAGAAGCTAATGTAAATGTTTTGCCAGAACCTGCTGATTCCTTATAAATTGTTAGTGCTTTTTCCATGTTTGTATAGCTAAATTCTTGAGTATATAATGAGAACTCTTTTTGCTTTAAGTTGTTTACTCTTATCCTACAAATTTAATGAATATATTTCAATCAATTTACCTTTTAATGTTTTTTAGACTATATGTACCATTGAAATATAAGTATAACATCAATAGTAATGAAGAATAAGGTTAATAAGAATTTAACATAACTTTAACACTTTAAGAGGGTAATTTTCATTTTCTGTCAGTTTTTGTGGTATTGGTCAAGGGTAGGACATAACGCCAGATTGGTTAAAGGCGTTACACTTCGTGAAAACTGTTAGAATTTCATAAATAAAACAAATTTGCACACTGCCGCAGGCGCTGATATTTACGGGGTCGCTCGCAAGCTTCGCTATTCTGCCACGCTACCCGCGTGTAATGCAGTTACATTAAGGTGCTAATCGCTATGGGGGCAACGCCCCCTATACCCCCTGTTACGCCTAACGGAGTAAGGTTAGGGTAGAGTGCAAAAAAAGCCACTCCGAAGAGTGACTAATAGTTAATAGTTAATGAAAAATCGAACCAATAAATACAAATAAAAATGCACTAATAAAAAAGAGTATAAACAAATAAACAACCCATTTAAGCGCACGATAAAACTTTTCTTTTTCACTCATAAACAAACTATTTTTTAAACAAGCCACCAAAAGGATTAACATTTTGCAATATCCAACCTAAACGTCCAGCAATACGATAACCAGCACCTTCCAAACCACCAGAATCCATAACATTACGAACATCAGAACCAATATATGTTTTATTAGCTTTTTCATCATTAGCAAGTCCAAGACCTTCAATAGTAAGACTAATAATTTTTTGTTTATTAGCATTATCAATACGAATTCCTGATGTCTCTTCTGCAGTCTTAATAGCACCAGCAATTAAACTTCTAATTTGAGCAGCACCAACAGCAGCATTAGTACGAGCATTCATGCGGTTTGTTTCAGCATTCTTAGAATTGGTGTTAGCATCCTGTTGAGCGATTGCCAATTGTCTATTACGCTGATAAACACCTTGTTCTGTTGCAAAGGCTTCCGCAAGGGTTTTAGCAAGATTAGCCTTAAACATCTGTTCACCATACTGAGATTGTATGCCTAAGTCGATATTTTTAAGAGCATTTTCAAGACGGACAGACTGAGTAACGACATCAAGTTGCTCATTTGTCTTTTCTGCATTAGCTACCGACAAATCGGATAGCCTAATAAAATTACCTAATGTATCTGACTTAAGTTGATAATCAAGACCTAATAACGCATTTTGACCTTCGTCCAGACGAGAAGAGGAATTAAGTTTAAGTACATTAGCGTAATTAAGTCTATCAACCCAATTAGCCTCGGCATTAGTTTTTTTAGCTTGAGCCAATGCCAATGCATTTTGTGCATACTGATTAATAATAGAGGATATTTGATTACCTGCATTCATCATTGCATCACCTGGACCAGTAACGGGTTGCATTTGTGCAGCTTGCATTTGAGGAGCTGGGGCACTCTGTAAGGCTGATTGAACATTACCAGTTTGGACATTACCAGCAGCAATATAAGGGTTAATACCAGCATCTGCATAACGTTGCATCTGTGCAGTAGGTGTATTATATTGTTGCATCTGATTATACATGCGTTCATTGAATGCGTTTTGTTCTTGGAACATCTGGTATTGCCGTTGATTATTCATCTGGGCAATCTGTAAGTTAGTAGCATTAGCGGAACTCTGAGCAGAACCAGAACTAAGACCACCAAACAAATTACCAAGTAAGGAAGCACCTCCAGAAATGAGGGCAGAACCAATTAAAGGAGCAATAGGCATAATATAATATTTTTAAATTAAACGTAAAAGTCCCTACGATATTATATAGGGACTAATAAAATTATTCAACAGTAGGAGCAGGTGTAGGAGGAGTTGGCTCTACTGGCTCAACAGGATCTAAAGGCTCTTCACCAACATTACGCAACTCATCTACTAAGGCTCTGTAACGCTCCATTTCGACAGGATCAGACATATAACGTGAAGGAATCAACGATATTAAATCTTCATCCGAGAGGTCACGAGGAGAATTAACACCTTTAAGGGTAACAAGCTGTGAGAGTATCAATTGTTTCTCTGTGTCACTAACATTACCAGAAAACAAACGGGACAACATACTATCACGATGTCCAGTAAGAGGATTAATAGGACACAAAGTGTCATACAAATGAGATTCGTCACCAAGTACGGAATCTGTAGGCATATCACAAACAACATCAGGTGATATAATACTATCAAAATGTTGTGGTACTCTTTTTAAATGATAATCATTATACATAACAACAAAATTTAAAGTGATGATAAACCATGTACTGACATTGGGCGAACAGCCTTAACATCAAAGAAAGAATTAACATAAAAGTGATCAGCCTCACGAGCATCAACCAAGAATATACTATTAAGTACACAAGGGTTAACGTAGAATTGACGAGAAGACAAACCAGAAGAAAATGAATCAAAGCCAGAGGAAGTATATTTAGTAACTTTCCTATCAAATGCAAGGTCAAAACGAGGAGTAGTAAAGTATTTGAGGTTACCAATTGTTTCAAAGTCACCAAAAACTACATCACGAGCTGTTTTATACTCATTATAACGTACTTGCCAACCAAGAAGTATATTATTAACTTCATTATTAACATCAACAGCACCTGTACTAAAAGGAGAATTAGGAGAAGGTAATTCGCTATTCTTAGCAGGGTTATGAATTGAAAACAACAAATCACTAGTCAAAATAGGTTGGTAACCAAGGTCGGCAAATTCTGGCTGAAAGAAGTCCTCACGCTTCAATTTACGATTAAATGGGTCAACATACGATGCGTTATACTCTACTTGAGGAGCAACAGAGTAAATACACATGATAATACCATGTTCTTTTACATCGAAATCAATACGACCACTAGTAAGAGAACCGACACCTTTACCACCAATAGTTCCAAGTGAAGCACCTGAACTACTAGAAGTATCAGAAGTAGATACAACTTCACTAATAGATACGGAATTATCAAAACCACCAAGAAAACGAGCATCACCAGCACGAGATTCAGGGACTTTAAATCCAAAATGTGCCTCTATCTGTGAAGAATAATCTGTACCATTAGCACGACGAGTAGCCTCTAACATCTTATCAAGAGCGAAAGCAGCACGCAAATCATTAACAGAAAAAGTACCACTAGAAGAAATATATGTAGAACCGACATCACGAGAAACAGAATCAGGAGAGGACTTAGTAACGTAACTAGGAAGATTAAATATACCTTTATCATAATTAGGTGTAGGTTTGATAGAAGTTAACCAATCCTTTGGATAAGGACGATAACGCATCTGTACAAACTTCTTAGCACGTACATTATCAATATTAAGGTGATTATCCTCGGCAAAGTCATCAACATTAAATGAAGCAACATCAGCAGAAGACCAATCTTGCTTACGATAGAAGTCATTAAAAATCTTCTGGTAAGCAAGCAAACGGAAAGGTGATACACGATACTTGAAATCACGTAAAAAATCACTATTAGGGGGTAGGGTAGATGTTTTATTATCTACAAGCTTCTTATCGTCATAAGCACCGAAATAGTCAAGATAGTTATACAACTTACCTTTATTAGTAACACCATAACCAAGCATATTAAGTAGCTTAAAAGCACCATCGCCAAAACTCATACCTTGAGAATCATAAGGGGCAGATTTAGCAGCACCAGAATAAAGAGAACGAGCAAGCTCGAGGAGGTCAAAAGTAGGTACATTAGAACAGATTGCACCATAATCAGTCTGACCACGCTTTGTACCAACAATATTAACACCATTCAATGCAGATACAGGGTTAGGAGTACCAACAATAAACTGGTCAAACCACTGCCAAAGAGATTTGTAAGAAACAAAAAAGAAATGATAATACTCTTTCATACGTGCATAAGCAGCAGTATTAAGATTAGCAGTTCTCACAAGATCTTGAATCTGGAACGAGAAATGCTCGGACGGATTACATTCCCATACACCAACAGGAAGTAACTCACCAGCTTTAGCAGAGAAAACACGCCTAGAAGAAAGGTCATAACCATTACGGGCTAGACGAGGTGACGGACTAGGAATTTTGAATAAAGACATAAATTAAAAGATTAAATTAATACTACATAAACAAATGATCATTCATTTGCTCATTAAGTTTCTTATTTTTAAGTGAATCCTCATGTATCTTTGTATATCTATCAATGTTAATACGATAAAATTCAGAATGACGTTGACCATATACTTGTGAAATTATTTCATCACGCAAATAACCATCTGAATCATACAACATAAAAGAATTAAGACCATAAGTCAACATCGTATCTTTCCAAGGTGACCGATTAAAGCTTTTAAGATCACGAGGAAGATAAGAGAATAGTTGCAAGTCAAAATCACAGAGGTGATGCAAAGGCATATGAAGATTATTGATATATATTTCCTGATACTCATATTGTGTACGCAGCAAATACATTTCCTTATGATAATAGTAATCTTCTAAAAGATTAACGTATATCTCAGGAGTAGTATGGAACTTCTCACAGAAAGTAAGGCAAGCAAGTGAAGCATGGATATCAACATGTGGATAAGCTGCATAATCAAATGAAAAGGGGAGAAGTGCAGTATAATCTAAGCCTTGTTGCTTATAATCATACGCAAGCGAATATATTCGTACTCTTTCAAAATGAGATATTGTGCGGTATCCTTTACACTTTGGCAAGAGCCGATTTTCAAGAGAACGGGAAGTTGGTACAAATTCAAGCGTGCCAGTATCTTTGTTGATTCGATTTTGTCCATAAGTTCCATTAAAGACATTGTCGTACAACGCTTCTTCATCATCTTTACAATACCCGATATAAGGATGTTTACTTGCCAGATGGAACGTACTGGTATATTCAGTTCGAAGAAACGATGGTAAACGAGTATCGCCGTTAACATATTTCGCAACATACCTACTTGCGGAGTTGTTGACAAGTTCGATGACCGAATTGCCGTTCTGCCAAGTTTCACGTATAAACCTAGTAATATGTCGCTGGAGCTCTTCCGAGTCGTACCAAAATATGGCATGATAATGCGGACGGAACGTCCGAGGTCCATACTCTGAACAGATAAAGTATCTAAGTCTGTTTTCATTAATAAATTTACTTTTATCAGTTAATAATTGAATCTTTGGACGATTAAGGTTATAATCAATACAAGAGCGAAGACGCTTCATAAAGTCTTGAATATCTTTCTTACAAGGATAAGCAAAACATGTAGTGTCTTCCATACCAACGGGAGGACATGAACGAGCAATATCTGAAGAAATAAATTTGCCATTCTCAAAACCACGATTAGAACACCAAGCAGACATAAGATTGCCGTTATCATCAATCATTGGTTCAAACAATGGAATATGGTCATTATCATAAGTGAGAGTAACAAAAAGGCTATAACGATGCTGTTTACACTCATTCTCACAACGGCGAGACCACTCGGAACCATAAGTATCACGACAACGGAAACATTTACGACAAGGTACATACATCTTGGTATCAGTATATTTATTATATATGAGCTTAGGATTAAGACAACTGTTTATATTACCAAGTGTTGACA